GCCGCTTCATATCCTGTGGTAGCTGAGATGACCAGGAAGGCACAGCCTCCCCAACCAGCCATATCAACGACTCCCGGTGTTTCGGTTGTCGCAGCAGCAGTACCTGTGGTATCAGCCATCAGGTTCATTATGTTAATGTTGCTTGCTAATCTAGCCATGTCATCTCACCCCCTATGTCAGTGTAACGCGTGTGAAGGCCTCTTCAAGAACCGGGGCGCCCCCGACTCTCATCCTACCTATGAGGCCAATTTGATGTGTCGCTGCATACAGCTCGACCAGACGCTGCATCGTGAACGACATTTTATCTACGATGGTATACCCTCTACGGAAGTCACCCAGAATTCCAAGGTACAGACCTGTAGTGAATGTAGACGGCATGTACTCGGACTCAAAGAACGGGAATCCCAGAATTGTGCCGGGTGTCCCAAATGCGAGTCCGGGCTGAAGTAGATAAGTACCATTACCATCTTTGAGCTGCCTTATCTCCCTGATAACCGGTCGTGCGAATAACCATGTAGCGTTCTCACGATAGCCAGCGTTCAGGTTGGTAGTCTGTCCGATAAGGTTGTCAGCCTCGATGGTTGTATTCGTGTTGTCTGTCGAGTAGTCACGGGCTGTTGAGATACCAAGTGCAGAGGCTACCATAACACCCAACGGCTGTCCTGCACCGTTGCCTGTCAGGAACGCCTGCTCCTCAGTAATACCGAACACGTAACCGAACTGATCCGTTACAATGCTCTCTACTCCCATAGGGGAGTCATCAATCAGGTCCATTGAGATTCTTTCCAATTTCGCTGACTTGTGAGGAGCTATTGTAATCAGGTCAAAGTCCAGTGCAGTATCTTCGTTGACCGTGTTGATCTCGCCCTGCCATGTGGAATCTTCGGGACGTGTACCCAGTCTTGGCAGAACCAGTGCTTCGGCTCTTCCAAGTGGACGAACCGAGGCAAGACCCCGCATGAATGAGCGGTTCCTTACAGCCTCGATCAGACTGGTAATGAACTCCTGATCCGGTACAAGGAAGCCTCCGGACGGGTCCAAATCACCCTGCAAGGCACGACCCTCAATCATATCAGGAGAATCGTTATGGGTATAACTCAGACTCCGGTTCTCAGCCGACTTACCGCTGAAGATCCAATCCTTCTGCATCTTCCGGGTGTCTCTGTCTTTAACAGGGTCTGATGGCGTAGGGTCTATGTCAGGTTCAACCAATTCATCCTGACGCCTTGCCTCCAGCTCCTGTTCACGTGCAATCCTCTCGTCCAGTGAATCGTGCTCATCCGATGTTCGCTCCCATACTTCTTTCTCTTCAGGAGTGAAGTCGCGGTTTTCCTCTTTCGACTTATCGTTGAGTTCCTTCATCACTTCCCAGAGCCTTGCGCGCTCTTCAATTAATTTATGCAAAGCTACTTCATTCCCTTCAACTGCTTATCTCTCAACACTGAATTGCGTTGAGCATGCACTTCGCTAAAGTCCTGCTGGACCGGCTCAGTGATACTATCGTCCTGCTGGACGACTACTTCTAATTTCCTCTGCTCGTAGTCACTCAAAACTGAGTGAGCACTTCTGGTAGTGACCTTTGTGTCCTCGTCGTACTGAGGAAACACTACCGGCCCTACATCGAATATCCTTTCAAACCGTGTAATTCTACGCAGCGGTTTGCTCTCTTCGTTCTGCTCTATCCACTGCTCTCCAGAGCCGTCAGAAGGTACAGTGAACCCGAAGGAATTACCGTCTATGTCTCCACGTCCTACACTTTCGAGTGTATCGCCTCTGGACTCTGGTAATTTCGGTATGTCATAGTGCATCCCTCTGGAATCTTCCCAGACAGACATCGTACCTGACTTTGTTCTGCCAAGCAGATAATTCGGGTCATGGTTCTGTAGTCCCCGTATATCTGAGGAAGCTATTGCCTGTTTGAAAGCACCTTCCTCTATCTCTTCAAAGAACGGCCCTATATCCGTTCGGATACGGTAGACCCCGGCCAACCCTGTGATCCCTTCAGGTTCGTCCTGGCTGTTCATCAGTACACGGCACTCTGTGTTATCTATTGACATTACTCTTCGTTCTATCTCCACTTCATTCACCTTCTTTTGTTAAAGTCCTGGCCTTATTAAACAGTCGCACCCCGAATGTGCTGGAGGGTGCCGGACAGTAGTATGTAAAGTCATGGTCTTACCCGCTGCTACCAGCGTTCCACCCTTTGCTATGAATGACCCTACCGTACCGACAACCCTCCCGGATAACTGATTACAGAATGGACAGTTTTCTCCTACAGTTGTCCATTTCAACGATGTAACACCTGCTCGGATATAAGACTGACGTATAGAAGCCTCGCCCATCTCTACAACTTCCTTCCGCGCCCATATATCCGCCTTAGTTTCCTCCCAGTGCGCTAGTTTGACCTCTAAGGCATCTGCCAGCTCTTCAGGAGGTGTTCTGTCTATCAAATCACTAATCTCCTTAGAAGCCATAAATCCGTACTGCTTCGCAACCCCTCCGGCTATTGTTCTGATCTCCTCTTCCAATTCAGGACTGAACATCAGGTCCTCTCCGAGTTCAGTTGAAGCGATCGAGTTCATTGACTTGGCATAATGAATAACTACCGGTGTTATGGTATCGCGAGTGAACTTCCGGAGCTTGCCGTACATATCATCCATAAATGCCTGAAAACTCCGCAGGTCTCGAAGCTCTTTTTCTATCCCTCGACGTAAATCAGCCACTTCTCGTTTAACTATAGGGTTAAAAGCGTCCTTAAAGAGCTGTATGAAGCTATTACGGGTCCGAACGCGCAGATTGATAGCCTGACTAGCCCTTTCTTCCTCACGGCCCTCAGACGCGCTCTCAGGAGGTAGGTCCTCTTCCGTACTGACGGCCTGTTGGCCTGCTGTACCCAGCGCAATGAAGTTCAACGGCACAAGGTGAACGTCTCCGCCTTCTATCGGATTTAAGTTCTCCCGTGCTCTGACTTCGTTGATCGAAGCTACACCCGTCTCTATCGCTGTACGGTTAGCGGCCCATCGATCCTCTGTGTTACCACGTAGAAGTGCATCAAGTAGAAACTCGGCAAAGAAGTTACTCTCACGTAACGGAATCAGTTTATTCTTTATCTGTGCCTCTGCCCGACGTGCCCACGGACGAACCGTGTCCACTACCCAGTCAGTATTCTGCTCCTCAATATTGGAGAACGTCGCTCTTTCAAGTTCATTGAGCTTATGCAGTGGTACACCATAGAATCTGGCTATTTCAGCTAAAGAGAACTTTGAGTGCGCTATAGCTTCTGCCTCTTCGCCTGTCATTGAAATGTTCTGCCACTCCAGACCGTCTTCGAGTACAGGAGTCTTCCCGGCGTTCTTAGTCCCTCCAAACACCCCTGCTAAAGACTTGCGTAATGACTCACGCTCTTCATTTGTCGTTAGTTTACCCGGCAACTTCCATGCACCCTTGAAAGAAGCCTGATTAGCAAACAACCGTCCTGAGAACTGCTCCTGTGCCATTTTCAGCCCGATAGTGTTGACTGCCATGACAATAGGACTCACTCCTACAAGTCCGTTAGTCATCGGCCCTCTTATATGCAGAACCTTATCGGGAGGAATCAATACAGGCGTACCACCAGCAGGTGTGTACTGATACGTTATCTTATTGTTGGAACGACCGACCTTCATGTTGTCAGCTATCAGCGGCCACATCTCTTTTACATTACCAATGTTGTCCTTAACTATCTGTGCATAGGAATTGTACCGCATAGCCAGAGACCCGAACATCATCTCCCAGAACTCAACCGCTGTATCATTACGGTTAGGCTGGTCATGCAGAATCGTCCACAACGGTTTGTCAGCGGCGATCTCTTTCCCACCGTCGGGAAGTCTCTCGTAGTACTTCAACGGCAGTGTCCCTGTCTGGCTCAACAACGTCCAGCAACGGAACACGGTAGATACCCGCATAGCAGTAGTAGGTGTTACTTCCATGCCTGCATCAGATAGAGCGGTCTGTGATATGAACCTCTCCCACCATTCCGAGTCTCTGGGACTCAACCCCGACTCTATCGAGAGGTTGCTATGTCGTTTCTCAAATATCAACGCCGTTCACCGCCTAATGCCAGTAAAAGTAAAATCCCTCCGGCTATCCCTGCGGCCACCCAGAACCCCAATAACACCCAGACACTAGCTGTGACCATTACCAGACCGGAGTATCCCAGTATGTCTCTCTCTCCTATTCTATCCATGTTATCATTTCCTCACCTGTAGCAGCTCGGTCACTGTACACCGATCCCATATCTTCTCGCCGCATTATCCTCTCCAGTGCCATGACCAGACTGACAAACGGGTCTATCTTGGCCTGCGGGTTCTCGCCCTTGTCAGGTTTGACATTTCCTGCCGCATCTCTCTTAACACAAATATTGTTTACCGCCCACCTCAATACCGGATCGCCATTGTGCTTCAATCTCTGGCTCAACAGCCGATCTTCAAACTCTCGCATAGGAGCGGCCATCGAGTACATCCCCTGACCCATAGGGACCGGCAACATGCCCTCATCAGCCAATTCCTGTGTCAACTGGTCGGCCTGAAACAGTCTGTCAACATTGAAGTCCACTATTTTATACTTTTCTCCCAGTGCCAGTATATCTTCACGGACCTGCCCGTAATCTATTGTGTCACCTTCACTTACACGCAGGTCTCCGTCTCTGGCCCACTGGATATATGCTTCACGGTATTGGTTTTTGGTAGCGCGGAGTGTAGCTTCAGGACACCACGCCCAGTGCAGGATTTTTACAGAGTCTTCATCCGGGAACGCAAGTGAAAAAGAGGTAAGGTCAGATACAGAGCCGAGGTCAAGGCCACCATGACACTCGCGACCCAAAAGGTCTTCCTCCGTGTAATCTTCATAGCACTCATCCCATTTCTTAACAGGTATCCATCTGGACCTCTGCTGTGTCCATTGGTTCAGTCTCAACTGCCGAAAGTTATTCTCCTCAGCCGGGTTCTCCTGCGCTCTCACGCATTCTTCTCTCATGGAGTCAATCTTGACCGATATACCCAAATTCGGGTTTGCCTTCGCCCAGACCTTCTCATCTGTCCAGTCTTCGTCGTCGTCGGCTTTGTAGATAACAGCCAGGAAGTGCGGATCGTCAATTACGCCAGCCAGAACGTCTTCGGCGTACTTATGCTGTGACCACGCTACTGACTCAGGGTCGTATATCCCCGCAGTGGTAATCATGATGAAAAGGGGCTGTCTACGGGATGCTCCAGCGTACCGAAGTGTATTGTACAAATCCCACTTTTTCTGTACATGCAACTCATCAAACAAAACCCCGTGAGCGTTCAACCCATGTTTGGTATAAGAGTCTGCCGACAAGACTTTGTAGATAGCCCCGGTCTCTTTCACAACTATGGACTTCTTGTAGATATGTGACGCTTTGTCCAGTATCGGGTTCTCCATCACCATCTGTTTAGCTGGCTCAAAGATCATCCCGGCCTGGTCCCTGTCCCCTGCCGCCGAAAAGACTTTGGATCCCGGCTCATTGTCAGCATACAGCAGGTAATTCCCTAAACCGGCAATCATCGTACTTTTACCGTTCTTCTTGGGAATCTCCATGT